CTTAATCATTAAATGGTATATTTATTACTTTCTCTAACTGAAACATAATCCTGGTTAGAGCGAAGATGAGTAGATCAAAATCCAAAATGCATTGTCTAATCTTTCAGGGAAAGGGTCGAACCCTTTCTGAGGACAGAGCTCCTCAAACCGTTGAAGGTGAGACCCATGGAATTTAATACTACCAGGAAACTGGATCGATATCGATGATATCGTCTAATTCTTCGTCATAGTAAAATTCCCCTGATCCTTCCAACTCTTCAGACCGGTCTGCGTAGCAACCGCTAATGCTGCCTTCAGTTAGAAAACAGTGCTTAATCTCCTCAAGATTACCTAGGGTTCCAAATATACCCCAGGAATCTCAATTAAGCCATGTGGAAATTGGGCAATCGATTTAGGAACAAGAATCTTCCTCATAGAACCATCTTTTGGAACGATGGTACGTGATATAGATTCTTTAAATTGATTGAGAGATTTCAGAAGCGTAAGCTTCTTCTGGGGAGCACCACGTGTTACACCCAAAGATGTAACATCTTCATACTCAATATTTTTTACATCGGAGTTGAGAGAGATTGAATTTTTAAAGACAGATTCGGGAAGATCCCACATCTGCTCTCTCCAAATAGCTGATAGAACCGGACGGTTCTGAATATAGGCTTCCCTAAGGAAGTCTTTATCAACAGATATTTGGGTTAAATTCATATTCCTCCTCTGATCTGACCAGTAACCTGGTAAAATATTTTGAAGATCTGTGTTCTCCTTAACAACTTGTGGTTGAGATAAACGTCTCATCTCATCAGTCTTTCCTTTTCCCCTTCCAGTCAAAATACCAAAATTCACGAAGTCAATTTTAGTCACCCTACGGATGAACCTAATAAAACCTCCATGAATTGGATTGGAAAAAGTATCAAAATCTATTTTGAACAAATCAGAATTTATCTGACAAACATCCCGTAAAACAAGATTCTTACCTACAGAAGGCTCGAATCCCACGGATTTGACACAATCTATCCACCTAGAAACGTTTTGTTTCTTGGTCTTGAATAGAATGTCGTCTCCGTTAATCAGGACGTTTGGGACAATTTCATCATTGAAAGAACTCCAAAAACTGAATTTGAAACTTAAATAGTTCGCAAGACAAAGAACTATAAAAGAAAGATTATGACCCATAAGTTGACCATTCCTTTGTTCAATGACACCCATCGAGCATGACTCAAATAAAGAATCAGCAAGAGGCCATGGAGTGTCGAACTGGGAAATAGGGATATGTGTATAGTCCACCCGAACATGGCAAAAGGACTTGATCAGGTTATCGACCCATTCCTTTCTCAAGCGTGAGAAAAGAAATCGG